CAAAAAATCAGGGCAAGAAAACAGCGAAAAATCCACCCGCGCAAAAAGCGTCAATTTTATCCAAGGGATTGGACGCACTGGGGATTAGTCTGTAATGGCATTTAAGGAAATACCGGTCACACCCGCGAAGCAATCCAGATTCACGGTCGATCTGGATGGTCACACGGTGGAGATCACACTGAGATGGAATCTCACCGGCCGATACTGGACGTTTAATCTGACCGGTCAAACGCTGACTGACGAGGTCAAAGGTGCAGCGATAACCAACGGTGTTGATCTTTTGCAACCATATGCGATCCGCGAACTGGGCCAGCTGTATTGTGTTGACGGAAAAGATCTCGGAGAAGATCCTGATTTTGAAAATCTGGGTGCCCGCTGGTCGTTAATTTACGTGGAGAAATAATGGGTCTTTTGTTTGACAGAAAAGTGGAATTACACTTGTTTACAACGACAAGTGAAGTGATTTTTGTCAACGACTATGATATTTCTTTTGAAGTTTTTGCCACATCGAAATCCGAACCCAACACAGCAAAAATCACAGTCTACGGACTATCAGAAGACCAGAGAGCGTTATTCAATCCGGATTTGCAATGTCTTGAATTGTGGGCAGGGTATGAAGACGACTACGGTATGATCTTTCGGGGATCATGGGATGAACGAGACACGAAAAAACGCAAGGGGTCAGTAGTCACACACACGAAGACCGGGCCTGTTTGGCAAACAGATATTGCAACGGGAGACGGCTTAAAAGAGGTGCAAACTGCATTTTTCAACCGATCCTATCCGGCCGGAACCCCACTGGCCAGGGTGTTGACTGACATTTTTGCAGGATTTGGGATACCTGTGATTTTCGAACTCGCTCGGGTTGAGACATTTTCGAACAGCGCAACATTCACGGGTCGATCCAGTAAGATTCTGGACGATCTGGCGTGGTCATTTAAATTTGACTGGTCGATACAGCATGGTTCTGTAATTGTAACGGAGCGCGATGAACCATCCCGAACGCTGGGTCTCGCTACAGTGTTGTCACACAGCACCGGGCTTGTAGGTAATCCAATCGTTACAGCCGAGGGTATCGAGTGTAAAACCATGATGTTGCACACAATAAAACCCAAGGGTTTGATACAGATTGAAGATCCACAGGTGCCCGGTGAAATGGAATCCCTCGCAGCCCGGGCAACCGGCAAAGCCGCGTCCAGTTTGAGATCGCAAATTTCAGAATCCGGGGTTTACGTTGTGGATGAAATTACATACTTTGGTAATAACAGGGGTGGTGAATATAACTGCACTGTAAAGGCACTTTTCGAATGAGCAGGGACGAAACATACGCATCAGCATTAAAAGAGATTTTCCGAAATTTCATGGCTGGGATCTCTACCGCGATCCCTGCGGTTGTGACTGAGTTTGACGGTAAAAACAAAATATCCGCCCAGCCGGTTATCAAAATCCGCCCAGTGGGCGGCGATGAACAGTTGCTACCTATCGTGTCCGATGTGCCTGTAATTTTCCCCGGGGGTGCTCAATTTAAGATCACATGGCCGATCACTCCCGGCGATGGGGTGCTGTTGATTGTCGCCCAAAGGGATATTTCGAATTTTAAAAATCAGGGTGGGGTACAATCCCCGGCGTCATTGCGTCGTTTTGATATGTCCGATGCGGTGGCAATTGCGGGACTCGACAGTTTTACAGCCGCGCCCAGTGTTGGAACGTCGCTGAAAATCGAGGGGTCATCGGGAAACGTGGTCGAGCTGGATGCAACAGGTAACGTGATTATAAACGGATCTTCTGATTTTGCTGTAGCGTTTAACGATCTCAAAGCCGGTTTTGATCAGTTGAAAGCTGACTTTAATACCCATGTGCACGCGGGATCAAGCAGCCCCGCCGGACTATGTACGATACTGTCACCAGCCGCGTCAGTACCACCCGCGCCTTCCACTGCAACGATTGACGCCGCGAAAGTCGAGAGCGTGAAACTGCCATGACAGATTTATCGTTTGAAAACGGGGATTTATCTCTGACAGATAATAAAGACATCGCAACGGTCAGCGACGCGGATCAAGTTGTCAGTCACGTCAACGCCCGGTTAAAAATGGTTTTGGGTGAGGACTATTACGACACTACAAAGGGTGTTCCGTGGTTTGACGCAATGTACACACCTTTGACTACATATGAGCAAAAATCAACTATCCTGCGTCAGACGATAATCCGTACCCCTGAAGTGTCCCGGCTCGTGAGATTTACCTATGGGATCGATCCGGTGTTGCGGCGGGCGCTTGTTGAATACCAGGGTGAAACAATTTACGGAACGTCTGTTTCCGAAGAGGTATACATATGACCAGTTACGTGGACGAGACCGGAATTTATCTTGATACGTTTGCCGAAATAAAAGATTCGCTGATTGCGGATTTGAAAGAAATTTTTGGCGAGGGTATCAATACCGACAACGCCGCCCGGCTCGGACAGCTGATAAATATAATCAGTGAGCGTGTGGCGGACCAAAACGAGTTGATCCAGCTGGTCGCTAACTCACAGGACCCCACGTCCGCAATTGGTGTGTGGCTGGAACAGATCGTCCGGATCAACGGGATCACGAAAAATGAAGCAGAATATAGCACCGTGCCGCTGGAGATTACCGCGACCGCTGCCGGGTGTACAATACTGGCAGGAGACACGTTCGAAGTCGCGGCCACAGGGGAAAAATTTGCAATCGATACCGACACAACGATTGCACCGTCCGGGTCCGAGATTGTGACCGCCACTGCAATTAATCCCGGCGCGATTGAAATGTCGTCAACAGTCACGACGGCGGACGACTCCCTATTGGTCAACAATCCGAGATATGGTTTTTCGGTTGCGAGCCCGACTGCGGACGCATCCCTGGGAGCACTTGAGGAAACAGATCAGGCGTTGCGGATTCGGCGGGATCTCGCCGCATCAAAAACAGGGTCAAGTTCCGTTGCAGCGATTTTCCAAAAACTGGCGGATATTGATGAGGTGGCAGAGGCGAAAGTTTATCAAAATGTTGACGGCTCCGCAGACTCCCTTGGAGTACCCGGACATTCCGTTTGGTGTATTGTCAACGGCGGATCCGAGGCGGACGTAGCACAGGCTATTTTTGAAAATCTCGGAGCTGGTGTTGGGATGTATGGCGACAATACCTATGCGTATGCAGATCCTATCACGGGAGAAACATGGGACGTTACGTGGTCCTACGGATCCGAAGTGCAAATTTATATCAACGTTCGGACTAAAAAAATCACAGGCTATCCGGGCGACGGGGACGCACTGATTAAACAAAACATCGTGGATTTTTTCAACGGGGATTTTACACTAAACGGGCAGGCAGTATCCGCTTTCGGACTGGGCGTCGACGTGGCCAACGGGAGACTGTTTACCCCGGCAAACGTGGTTCCAGGGCACCAGATCGAGGACATATTAATCAGTACATCACCAACGCCATCTAGCGGGGCAACAATATCAATTGATCCGGACGAATACGCCGGGACGGAGATCGCAAATATTGTGATCACAAATATAGCATGACAAACTTAGCCACCAGAAAAATGGTCTATCGGATTTTAGACCAGTACAAAAACAGCCCGAAATTTGTGGGGCTGATTGAATCCATCGGCAAACGTTTCGACGACACCGACGTTATACTGGAGCACCTGTTATTCAGCCGTTTTATCGATACAGCCGAAGGATCTGATTTTCACATATGACAGTCACACTGATGTTGTAAACGTGCAAAGTAAGGGATATGGGTCCATTTCTGACCCCACTGCCGGGGGATTTTACTCGTCGGTTTTTGGGCTCACAACTGGGGATCTTGCGGATGACGAAACGTACCGGGGGCTGCTGTACAAACGCGCCCGGGCGATAAATTGCGAGGCGTCCACACCCTATTTTTATCAATGGATTGTCGAAAATTTCGACGTTGAAATCAACATGACTTTTCCATCAGTGATGGAAATCGAAATTGAAATAACATCGGGATCGATAGATTTAAACGAGCGGTATTTAATCGAA